GTTGGCTTGAACGTGTTGGTCGTCTGAAGTTGCCAGACTTTCTTGGGGATCGCTTGAAAGCAATCTTGGATGGTGAGCGGGTCATTCTGGTTGTGAGAATTCATGATATAGAATACCCTGTTAGAGGCAGGATCCAAAGAAACCGATGATCTTCGTCTTAGTCGGTGTCTTGTTCGGTATCGTGACAGAACAGGATGAAATCGATTCTCCATCATCATGAAGATAGAGCGTTTCAAACTCCTGTCGGCCCTTCGGGTGGTAAGGGCTCTCTAACTCTAAGCAAAGCACGTTTGGAAGCTGCTCTGCTTGCTTGACTTTGACTGGTCGTCCTGTGGCGGGGTGAGCGAAGGTCTTGTTTTGGAAATTCATGGTGAATAGAATACCCTATTTAAGGGCCCACGATTTCGCCTTCTTGCAGTACTTGAGTACAGGTATCGCCCTGAGCTTAGAAGTGTCAATGCCGTGATGCGTAGAGACGTCAACAGCGCAGTCCGTGATGTAATTACGGGACTCGTAAGCGATGGTGTTGCTGAAGGGAACCTTTCCCTCGGCAAAGTTGAACAGGAAACTGATGAGCATGTCGAAATCCGGTATGTTGTCGGTGCAGCCAGTGTGATGGTAAGAGTTGACCTTGACCATATTGTGCGCAGCGTCTTGTTTGACTTCACGGAGCGTGACTCCGATGGCGATGCGATAGTTGTCAAAATCTTCCTTGTCCTTGTAGCATCTGGTCAGGGTCTTGGCGCATATCCTTGTGAGATCGTAGGCGGCACCGTACTTGTTGACGATGAAGCCTACGAACTCCCCTGAAGGTGCTGAGTGGGGTTTGAAGTTGCAACCCAGATCCTTCACGTAACTGTTCATCGCGGTGTAGTCGAACTCTACGTTAGGGCCTAATGCCAAAGAATCGTCACCTTTGATAAAGATGACTCTTGCGCCCTTAATGGTGTCTAGGGCGATGCAGAGGTTCCAGAAACAGTTACGGATGAGAGTGAAAGGTTGTCCGGAGTCCAGTTTGAGACTGACCAGCAGTGACATGACGTCGCTGGAAATCTGGCGAAAGTCTTGCATTTCCATAAGGCTTTCTCTGACATTGGCTGGGCATTCGATCGTGTTGCTTTGACCAAGTCTGACCAATGCGTTGTCGACAATGTGGCCCGGAACCTCATTTTGGGAGGAATCGAACTCTGTGTAGTCGTTGTCAACGTGCTTGTCATCGATCTGGTGGTTCCTTTCGAGCAACGTCATGGTCGCCTTGTCCGTCATACCGGTAGCGATGATGACTTTCCCTTTGGATTGCTTGGTGAGGACCAGTTCCAGCAATCTAGCCCAAACATTGACTTGGAAGTTGAGGGTTTTGCTCCATGCTGAGATGCTCTGCCCGGCTTTGTCTGTGGTAAGCGGGTCCTTGTTGGTGGTGGCCTTCTGCTGAGTCTTGAGGAAAGCTTTAACTTGGTGCACGTTCATGTCTTTCCAATTTTCGATGTCCAAAAGTTCCGACATGTTGTGTCCGTTTTCCTCGAACTTTTCTGCAGCTTGCACGAAACATTGGTGGAGATTGTCTTCGGTGACGTGCCAATCGAACTCTGGTTCGGCTTGGGCGAAAAGTCTCTTGGCCATTTTCTTTGCTTTGGCCTCCGGCATACTCTTGGTGGCTACCGTCAGTCTGGAGAGCATGGTCTTAGCCAGCATCCTCTGGTCGCTGCTCTTGGTGACTTTGACTCTTTGTGCCGCAGTGAAGCGGTAGACTGTGTGTTTCTTTGATTCGAAAGCCTCGTCTTTTCCGAGGTTCTCGAGCCTGAGTCGTCCTTTGCAGTCGCCTTTCGGTTCTAGTTCCGAAGTCATGGCGTGTTGGTGTTCTCCGGTGAGGAGTGCGCCGTGGTATTTGACGAGGAGCTGCTCCACAACGGCGTCGCAGGACGGAGCGGTCGGGTAATCTGCCTTATCCTCGTGGCTGTCCTCATCGATCGTGACTTGGTGTTCATTCCTTGCTGGTGTCAGCGCTTGCAGATCCATGTTAGCTTTATCTGCGTAAAGACTGAGGGGTGTGGAATCGTTGATGAACTTGACGATGTCCCCCGTTTCGTTGCCGACGGCTGTTTCGTCCCTGATGAACAGTTCATGTGTGTGTCTGGTCAAACCAACGATGAGATGGTTGGGTGACCTTTCGATCAAGTCTCTCTCGGCTTTTGTGCCAGCGTAATGTAAAATCACGGATCTGAACGTGCCCCCCTGCTCTTCGTGCACTGTGGCCGCGTTGATTTGGTTGAGCTGGATGCTACCAATCTTCTCGAGCTGGGTAAGGGTCAGAGTCTGGGCTTGTGGGTTCTTGTAGCCGGCATGAACGTGTGTGATGCTGGAGCTGATCGGCGACGCGCTGCTGATTCCTGGGTACATCTTCCTCATGATGGGAAGCCCCACGATGTCGATTGGGCACCGGTAGGTGACCATCATTGTCATGGTTGGAAGGTAGGGCTGTACCTTTGTGAAAGGGATGGTGTTTTGCCACATCTTCATGAAATCGCAGGCTGTGATTTGTCCTGGGTCGCCAACGCAGATGACGTGTTGCATCATTGCGATGTGATTGATGTACGCCATCGGAAAAGTGAAAGCCTCGTCAATGATCACTAGGGTGGGCTTAAACTTGTTGAACTGTGCAATGGCCTTGTGCGGCGTCAGGACTCTGTTTGGCAGTTGGATTTGCTTGGTGTAGGATTCGACCAAGCGTTTTGTCGGCACGATGAAAAGGATCTTTGCGTCCTTGCGTTCACTGGCGTGGGCA